GCCGCTGCCTACTGACGAGGAGTCAGTCATCGCGTTGTACGCACGGGCCCAGGATGAACAGGAGAAGCCTGCCAAGCGGGTCAGCGACATCATTGAGTGGGCGCGCATCCTGGTAGCAATGGGGGAGGAGTACCTCGATCTCACCGAGGCCTTCACCGGCGACACTGAGTGCTGGAAGGCCTTCTCCCACCTGGTCGACATCATGCTCATCGAAGCTCCTATCGAGCGCCTCAACTTCGACCGCGAGCTCGAGGGGGCCTACGGCTACCTTGACGTGGGACGCCGCAACTTGCGCGCGGCTGCGTTCTTCTTCATCCGCAACCGGTACGGCAGCCACGTGGCCAACCAGCAGCTCGACGCCGAGGAGTGCCACGCGGAGATCCTCACCATCGCCTCCGCAGACTGGTAGAATCGGATGAGTCGGTCGGGCTCTGACCTTCCCCCCAGGAGGGGCTCGGCCGGCTCGCTTACCCCTACTCCAACCGTATAATATGGACACAGGCCAGGGTCAACCTTGGTAACCAGGGCCGGTGTAGGGGTTCACCGGCATGCCGTCCTTCTCCATGCGCGGAATGAAGATGTCATGTCGGGGGATCTTCAGGACTGAGGCAAGCAGGCAGTAGGTGACTGAGTGCATTGAGTCATCGGGCTTGTCGAGCGCGTGCTTGTACTGAATCTGGCCCAGCCCACGGTTGTACTCGCTGAAGATGTTGAGCATGTCCTGCCCATAGGGCTCCTTGAACTCTTCCCACTTGGGGAACTCAATCATCTTCCGATCCCTGCTAGCGCGCTTGATGGCGTTGAAGACATCGCTCATGAGCTCGGTGCGGGCGCCCTTCCACCGACCCATCTTCTGGTCATAAGAGAACTTCCTGTTGGTGCGAGCCATCCACTGCACCTTGTGGATGCGCTGCACGCCGAAGCGCCGGGTGAGTGTGTTGTTCGGATAGAAGCCTCCACCGTAGTCGGCCATGACGAGAGCCACGTTGAAGTAGTCGATGAGCTCACAGATGCGTGTGATCTGTCGGTCGGGTTCCACATCCTCACCAACGAAGCGATGTATGAAGAAGATGCGGAACACGCCATCGATGTATGTACCAAGAGAGATGACCGAGTAGCTGTTCTCTCCTGTACCCCAATCGATACCAGCAAAGACCGGCTGGCTGTATGACAGCCGCCGGTACTGCTCGATGTTGGTCATCGTGAGCTCGGGGTTGCATGCTGCTCTCACTTGCCCGCGTGTCAAAGGACGTAGGCCGGAGTCGAAGCTGATGCCGAGAACCTCATTGTAGAACCGGTCACGCGGGTAGTTGTTGTAGTCATGGAGGATCTCACTCCACTTCTTCCACGGCACCATGAGCTGAGGGATGCGGTAGCCCTCCCACGGTGTTTCAAGCTCATCGTAGTCGACCATCCGCGCCCACTGCGCGTCAGCGCACTGAGGGTCGATGAGCGTGCCGCAGTTGGAACAGATGAGACCCTTCTTGCCGATGTTCTTCTCGCCGAGGATGTTCCAGAAGCGACCGGTGTCACCGCCCTTGCAATCGTGCGGAACAGCCCACTCGTTCTGCGTGGAACGGTTGGCCCAGTAGTCCTCGATGGTGTTGTCGAGGCTCTTTGGTGTGCCGGCGTAGAGGTAGCGCTTCCAGTGCTCCGGAGCGTGGGACAGACACTGCTCGATGACGGGGATGTTCGTCCCGAGGATGTCCTGAATCTCATCGATGCACAGCATCCAGGCCGGGATGCCTCGTGTGCGATCAGCGTTGAGGAACGCGTACCGCATGGTGATCTTACTGCGGTTGACGAACTGCTTCTCGAGGATGTTGCTCGAGAGCATGGTCGTGGTGAACCGCTTGAGGATCGGACTCGTCGCGATTGGGTCCTTGATGCGGTCGGAGCTGAACGTCTTGGACTGCGTCGCTGAGCTGTTGACGTAGAGGACCGGAAACGCCGGGATGAGACTCATGTATGCGAGCGAGATGTTCCCGAGCAGCGTCGACTTCTCTACCTGGCGCGCGCACTTGAGCAGGATGCGGCGCGACGAGGTGTCATAGATGTCCCGCATGTGGCGGCGACCCTCGAAGCTGAACTTGTTGTACCCCTTACCGTCCTCACCGATGCCGTCGTCGGCCGGCATACGGAATGCAAACTCGGTGAAGGCCGATGGACGCAGCCGGGGGATCTTCGGCGCATCTTCCAGCGCCCTATCAAGCAGGATAGGTTCGAGATCGATGTCGTTCTCAGGGCGCCACAGCTGGCTCCAGCCGGGCTCATGCTCCAGTGGCCAGCTATCGTCGTACGGGTCGTGCGGGATCTCCTCGTAGACAGGAATCTGGAAGACGACCTCAGCTGCCATGTTCCCACCTACTCAAACCGATGAACTCCCCGAGCTCATGAAGGGGCTGTACGAATCGCTGGCGCGCGCTAGCGATGACTTCACTGGCAACGTCGCTGTGGCCCCCACACCCGACGGAGACGTTGTAGCAATGCAGTTGCGGTTCATGCTGTCGAAAAGGGGACGTCGAACAGTGGCTAGCTACATCCGCGCCTACGCCCAGGCGTGCGGATGGAAGGCTACCCAGGTGAAGCACCACCGTTTTCGGGTGGAGTTTCGGTGTCGTCCTCTTTCTGCCGAAGAGCTTGATCTAGCTGCTCAAAGAAAGGCAGGAGGAAAGCCGAAACGTCGATCAGGTGATCATAGCTCTTCGCACAAAACCACCATGACTCAAACTCCTCCGTCCACTTCACCACCAGACGAGGATGCTCCGCCTCAAAGTACGCGCGAGCCACACGGTCGATCTTTGTGGTGAACGTCTTGAGCCAGTAGTCCATCCACGCCTGCCGTGCCTCTGGGGTGTTGAGATTGGCGTGCTTGGGCAAGAAGAACTTCACCTGGATGTCGGCGCCAACCAGAGCCCACTCGGCGATGAAGCTGTAGTACTTGAGCTTCTCGAACTCAGGAACCGCACCAGGGATGCTGGCCAGCGCATAGGGTGTGTGACCCGCCAGGTGCTCGACCGCCTTGTCGTGCTCCACCTCACCCAGCTGTACGCTCCGCTCTTTAGTCGCCATCGGTCTCTGCCTCTATAGTCATCGGCTGAAGGTCCATCGTGTGGTGCCCACCGGAGAGCTGGTGGATGTTGGGAGGTCGCGCATCCTCAGTCTGAAGAGCCAGAGACTGCAACTCCTTGTGCAGCTCTACATCCGGACTGCCCATCTCGTTGATGAGGTCCGTCATCACCCGAGATACCACAGCGAAGTCACGGGCGCTCGCTGCTGAATGAGGAGCACCACTCATGGCCTCGCCATATGCACGCACCGTGCAGACGACACGGGTGGCGTGCGCCAACCTCGTGAGGTCCACCTGCGTGGGCAGGTAGCCCATGCGCATGCGGTTGAGCAGCCCAGCCATTGGTGTGATCGGCATCTCGGTGACGAGGAAGCGCGGGTCCTTGTAGGTCGCGCGTTTGAGCGCTGCGTGCTGCATGCGCTCGTAGGGTTTGACCTCCTCGCCGTCGTCGCGATTGACGATGTGGTCAACACGCATCTGAAGCAGAGCGCGTGTCTCCACTGAGTCCACCAGCGACAAGTCCCAGTAGTAGGTGGTGTAGCGCTGAAGAGCAGCGACGGTGCATCGTGAGCCCTGCTGACGAACCATGGAGCTGATGAGGGCCAGCGGCTCTTCGGTCAGCGTCAGTGTCTCGATGAGCTCCTTGGCCCGTGGGTTCTTCACCAAGTCGTGGGCGATGGCCGATGCCTCATCTGGATCGAAGAAGCCGCGCAGCCTGTGCTTCATGATGAAACGCTGCGAGGCCTTGTGCGTCTTGTCCGTCGGATGAAACAAGCTGGGAGGCGACAACCTCGCCTGCAAACTACCAACGTAGGCCTCGCTCGGAAAGTCGAGACCCATCTCATGCAGCTTGTTCTTGATCTCCTCGACGGAGAAACCCCTCGGATGGACGAGGAGGAACTTGATGTAGAGCTCGCAGGGGCTGCGACGGATCACGTTCCCCAACGTGGCTCAGTTTGCTCAGAAGTTCAACTACTTGAGCGAGACCATCTCCGTACGCTGGAAGAGCTTGGGCACTCTGAGAATGCGCGAAGCGAGTGCACCGATGCTCTTTTCAGGCAAGTGCTTCTGCGGTGGGACCTGCGATTCCCCGATGATTCTGCGCTCTGGGTAGTCGCCCTCCCACCTCTTGAGCTCCTTGTCCGGCACGACGAATGTCATCGACCGGCCCTTGACGCCGCTAGTGGTGTGCTCCTCCGGAATGAGATTGAGGTAACGGCTCTTCTCCTTCTTCTGCTTCTCGAAGAGCACACCGTACCGGCCGTAGGTTGCGGCGGGAGGAAGCAGACCCTTCGTGATGAAGACCTCGGAGCGTAGCTCAGTGGGACCTTTCGCCTGGCTGCGCTCGCGGCTGAAAGGGTTGGATGTCTCTACTGACTTGAGCAGCCCACG